GTCGGGCACACCCTGCTCGTTCATGATCGCGTCAGCTTGTGCAACGTCATCATAGCCAGATGCAGCAGCAGTCCGCTTAACAACCAACGTGCCCTGCAAAGCAGCAGTGTTCATAATTGCTACGTTGATGTCAGAGGCAAGCTTGTTCTTAGCAGCCGCACCGAGTCGGTCTTCTTGCAAAGCGTCACGCAATTCCAAAGAGTTCATTTGGAACGGTACAGTTTTGTAGTTGTTGATGCTAGAAGGAACCGCTAACTGAGTGTAGTCGTCATAACCACCTACAGTTGAAATATCAGTTCCGGGAGCAACGCTCACAGAGGTACTAATGTAAGGCATCGGACGCCAGATAACGTCATTGGTGCGTTCCATCATTACCTGATCGGTGGTGTAAATACCGACGTTTCTGCTTAACACTAATGCATCGTGGAAACCTTCCAAGATGTTTTCGAACGCTACGCGCTCTTCTTTACTAAACGAATTAGCCATGATTGGCTCCTTTTAATTTATTTCGCCGCTCGTTTCTGCGCGCGCTTATAGGCCATGACCTTATCCATGTTACCTGTCCGCGCCGCTTCTTCTCGCAGCCGTTCTAGGGTTGAGTCCACAGCTCCGCTCGATGGTGCCGTTGCCGATACCGTTCTTTCGGGCTGTGTTGCAGCCTTGCGATTTCCAATCTTCAAATTACTCTCCAATTTTGCCACCGCAAAGGCAAACTTTACGGGATCGTCTATTGCAGCAAGCTCTTTAGCCTTCTTGGGGTTCTTACCCAAAGCGTAAATCACTAGCGCAGGGTTCTCAGCACCTTGAATTACAACGCCCTGTTGAACTACGTTAAACATCTGCTGCGCGACTTCCTCAGCATCGTCATAGTCCCTGACCTTTAACTTGGTCTTGGCCTCAACGTAACCCTCCAGCTTCGCGTTCCAAGCCTGTTGCTGCTCCTCTTCGGCGCGGCGGGCTTGGCTCTGCTGCTCATCAACGAGTTTCTTACGCTCGTACCAGTCAGCCAGCGACTGCTCGTATTTCTCGGTGTCGTAATCTAAAGCTTCAAGATTCGGCTTCGGTCCCAAGTTAACAACTGGATTGGTCTCAGTTGACTGGTTTACCCGGCTCTCTAATTCTCGATTACGTTTCTTCAACTCCCTGTGTTCGCGTCTAAGCTCTCGGACCCATTCGGGTGCGGCTTGCTCTTCTTGAGGCGGCGGTTCCTCACCGTCAATGGATACTACTATTTCGTCAGGCTCTTCTGATTCTGCTTCTTCTGCTTCAGGCTCGCCCTCATCGACTTCATCGATGGCTGCGTCCTCAATCTCAAGCTCCTCTTCAACGTCCTGCTCTTCTTCGTATATCTCCTCGACTTCTGCCATTTTGTTTGATCCCTGTTAACTCACCCAAGTTCTCGGCTGGGCGGTTGCCGTAGACCAATTATCACCCTTGTGCAAATTATTTCAACTTTTTTACATTAAGGGGGTTGTTATCTTACCAGTAAGATGCGATACTCTTTTTGTCGTCGGGGTTCGGCGGCACTTAACCAGCAAAGGAATATAAAATGAAAAACTTAATCACCAACTTCACCGCTCACGCTAACTTCCAAGAAGCCCTTGATGCTAACGAAGCAATCACCGGCACCTACTTCTACGCAGGTCTGGCTGACAGCGAGCGCAAGGGTCACGAAGGCGCAATGGAAATCATGTCTGACGTGACTTATTACACAAACCCGCAGGGTCGCATCCTCATGGATTACGTTTTGACTATGCACGTCAAGGGTGAGCGCAATATTGCAGAACTGACTCGCCACACAGCAGTCACCGCCGGTTCACTCATCGCCTTTAACTTCACCGACAACGGCATCAACCTCCTCCGTGAAATCGACAAGGGTGATTTAGCTGAACGCAGGAAGGCAATGATATTCGCTGACGGTGTCATCGATGAAACTTTAGTTTTATCGCTCATGATGGACTTAAACGAGGAGGCGGCGTAAGCCGCTTCACAACCAGCAAGGAGTTAACATGAACAAACTAGAACTTAACCAGCAGCTAGGCCAACTAACGCCGCAGATTATCGCGTTAGAGTTATCAGGCCAAACCCGCTACACATCCAATGAGTGCGCGTCACTCTGGCAAGAAGCGCGCCGCATTCAATACCTGATCAAAAATCTAGCCTAAATCCAAAACAGCAAGGAGATACACATGTCAACACGAGCAACTTATCAATTCATCAGCGAATGGTCAGGCACCCATACGGTTTACATCCACCACGATGGCTACCCAGAAGGTGCCGCTCAGTATTTCACCAAAGAAAACGGTGCCCCAATCGTCAAGGTTGAAACCTTTTTACGGCAAAACGAAAAAGCCGAATTAACTCAGTCTCATGAGATCCACGGTGATTCAGAATTTAGATACACCGTCAAAGGCGGTCACCTGCTGGCGCAAAAGCGCGTTGGTTTCACCGATAAATTTGATACTTTTTGGGACGGAAGCGTTGCTGATTTTGTCAAAGAATATCGTTTATCAAAGAGCGCCTAATCACACAACGGGGCTTCGGCCCCACAAACCAGCAAGGAGATACATATGGAACTCAAGCAAGAGATTTTTTGGCAAACGCAAGCTAGGGGCAGTGATGACGCCGAGTATCAGATCTACCTAAGTTGCGCCAACGATGGTAACGGTATCGACATCACCACTGGCGCACCACTCAAAACATATGACGAGTGGATCAACTCTTAATCAACCAGCAAGGAAAGGAGCGAGCCATGGGTATCAAAGCAGCAATAAACGCGGTCAAGAAGTTACGGTTTGAGGATTACAAAAAGGTCGATGGTGAGTACAAGTTTGTCGAAGTTCCTGTCGAAGTGCTTGAAACTGAGGACGGACGGTTCTTGATCACCGATGAGAATGGTGGGCCAATCGTAATCGACTACTACGACTATTTTCGTGAGTCAGGCGGAATCCACCCTGCATTGATTAAGGCTGTTGAAAAACACGGCTGCTATTGGGAATGGGAACACCCCGGTGCAATTTGTTTGGCTAATTAAAAACTAGGGGCTTCGGCCCCTTAACCTAGACTTCTAACGGCCTTCTTGTGAGGTCCAGTCTGGCATTAACCCGGTTTTTTGTTCTGCGAAAACCGTACCCTCTAGCTTGGCTGTTCTGTTTGTTTCTCCGAAAGGACCGTAGTTCAGCCAGCTATTTTGGCCCCTAGTTTCTGTTGTCAAAGCTTTTAAAGCATCGCCTGTAAACAACCTAGCGTGAGCCTGCCAAGCGTTCTCTTCTCCTCTAGCCCTAAAGCCAGCCCCTTCTAACCCATGACCGAAAGTGTCATGAACAGCCCTAAACAAGTCGTTAGCGGTAACTACCTGCTCTACGCCATCCTGATCCTTCCAGCGTAACCCGGTATCTTTGAGCATTGGATTATCAGCAATTTCTGCACCCGTGATCCCTTCCGTTCCATATCCGTCATAAGTGCCATAAACAGCCATGCGCTTGTTTTGTCTCAAATCACGCACAGCATTGAATGGATTTCCGTCATACGGGTCGCCGCTTGAATCAAAAAATGAAAATTCATAACCGTCATCGATTAACGACTGGTATTGATCTGTCGTTTGCCGAATCAAATCTTCGTAAGCGGCTTTGACTTTCGGGTTGGTTGGGTCATGCGGCATATCTTCGTATGCTTGAGCAATCCTTTCTGAACGCTCCCTGTTTACTTCGTAGTATTCTGGCTGTCTTGAGAAGGGGATCCCGGCTGACTCTGCATATTTTTCTGCGACTGAGACGAGGCGCGGATCCGGTCCCGTTGCCCCTGCAATTGCTGGCGCACCTTTAAGCGGCGCAAGGCCTCCGCTTGAATACCGTCCTCTTCCGTTTCCGGTCTGTTCGGATCCCAATCCATTGTATAACTCCTTTGGTGTCGTAATGATTGATTTTGGATCTTTAGCTGTCTCAGCTATGCCGGTCAATCCTGACGGCACAACTTTAACATCACTGTCAATCTTTGTCTCTGGTAAAGTCTCTGTTGTGTAGTATTCAATATCGTCGTACAGCTTAATCTCGGTCCCGTCTGGTGCGGTGACCATCCTAAAGTTTTCAGGGTTGTCTAACTTGATCAAGACATCGTTGTTAACAATGGTTGCCTTGCCGTTCTTGACCCCTTTAACCCCATAGCCTTGATTGTCAACGAATACATTTTGACGCATTGGGTTAAACCCAAGGGTCAAGTCAGGATCCACAATTTCGATGTCAGTGTACTTGCCGCGTACCGCAGCCATTGGAAACTTGGGCTTTTGCTTGCTTGCAATAGCTTCCCGGGCGGTCTGGTTGACGCGTAGCTCAACAGGAACGCCATTAGACTTGACCGTAGCAGCCGCATCATAAGTAATCGCCGTACCCGTACCAGTCGATGACTCCGACTGACTTACTTTGCCGGTCTTGAGTGTTGGCACACTGTGGATCGTCTGGGCTTTAAAGTTTTCCAGCTCAGGATCATTAAAGTTGCTGTTCAAATTCTTGCGTACATCAACGATGGTGCCTTCTGGAATTTCTACCATCTCTTCCATTAGCTTGGTTGACGCAGTGGTCCCGGCAGTCGCTTCGCCACGCTGTATCGCCTCACGGGCGCGCATAACCTTTTCTTGCGCTTGAACACCTTTGTCAGAGGTCAAATTAAAATCAACTGGTGATGCAGTTTCAACAATGCCGGTTTCCTCGAACACCTCATCGCCTGACATCAAAGAGGTTGGCTTTTCTGCTACATCAGCAGTTGATGGCGCTTTACGCCCAGCTTTAGCGGCTAATGGGACCATCGCGCCTAATCCCTTTAAACCGAGCAAGTTTAACGGGTCACCGATCATCTCAACCCCGGTTGCGTACAGCGGGCTTCCTGTGATGTCCATTGCCTGCTGGCCCATGTATTCTGCTGGGGCAGTTAGCGGTGACAGTGTTTCACCAAACCTTTGGACGTATTCTTGGCCTTTCTCTGATTGCGGCATGTAAGTCATAGCGCGCTGTACGTCTTGAACTGCCTGAGCTGCCTGAGCAGGATCCCGGGTCATCGCCAATTGACCTAAGCCAGCCAATCCAGCAGGAACTGACGCCGGGAGTGCTGTGCCAATGGTGGCAGCAGCTTCGCCCAACCCGGTCATTGAAGGCGCAGCGTCACGCCGAACTGGGCCGTAAGGCGTCATAATGTAGTCTTCTGTTCTGCGATCAGTTAGACCGCTCGAACTCAAGATCTGCATCGCTAGTTCGCGCATTGAAGCCATTTAGTAATCCTCTGGATTCAAGTAAAAGTGACGGCCCGGTACTAATGACTCTGGACCACCCTCGCGCATTGCAGCTTGAGTCTCATAAATCACGCCCAACATGGCCTCTAAAGCTTCTTCTTCGGTCATTCCTTGCTCTCGTAGGGCAAAGCCAACCTCGTTGTTCATGCGGTCTATATACTGCGTTCTTGGGTCTCTGCCAGACAAAAACTCTTGGCCCTGTTGCAAGTATTCTTTGCCCTGCAACAGACCACGCATCATTGGTGAGTCTCCGTACCTGTATGACAGCAATCCGTGATTGATTGCATTGAAGTAGTCACCGTAGCGTCCGTCCTCAACCCGCTCGCGAGCATCAATTATGCCCTCATCGACCTGACGGTTTATAAAGTTCTTTGCAACCTCGCCAATGTCTTGACGCTCTTCACCCCTGATTCCAACCATATTACCCGCAGAATCTATGACATCGTAAATGCCTCGGTCAACCGCCTGCATTATCGGTCTTAAAAACCGTTCTCGCGGGTCTTGGGCCATCAGCGCATGTCTCGGATCATGTCTTGCAGCAGCCGGGCGCTTCTGACGGACTTCTCTTCAGTCTCGTTCTCGACACGGACATTGTCCTGCTGAATACCGGCTAGGGTTTCCATCGTCTTAGCCTGCTCAAGCTCAGTGCTCGCGCCGGTTTCTAACACTCTGGCCTGCTGCAACTCAGCATCTGCGATAGTCTTGACAACATCCGCCCGGGCCTTAGCCGCTTTAGCCGTGGCCTCTTCAGCCGCAGCTTGTAGGAACACCGCGTTTGGATCTGGCTGCTGATTCTGCATCGCCGCCATCATCTCCTCTGCCTCGGCCTCTGTGGGCTGCACAACGCCCATTCTGATCAGCTTCTGACGGAAGAAATCCCGAACCTCACTGATACCTTCACCCTCCATATTCATCATCGCCATCGAGCCTAAGACACTTTGCATCTCAGGGTCGCCAGTGATCTGCATCATCCCGGTCAAGGCCCGAACAGTCGCGCTGCGCTTGCTAGACGATGACGGGCCAACGTCAACGTCAACGTCAAAGCTTGCCTTGGTAAGATCGTTCTCGGTGATCACCTCGCCAATTTCGCTGATCGCTGGGGTCATCAGGGTGATCGAGTCAACCGTATCGGTCACATCGATGACCTTCATCCTCCGCTCTTCTTCGACGTACAATTCTTTTGCCATTGACAGCCAGACTTGACCACAGCGCCGCATGGCCTTGGAAAAGTTGGACATATAAATAAACGTCTGCATGTCTAAACGAGTCTGGATCAGCTCTACGGCCTTACCACTAAGGTTTGACGCCATCTCGTCGCCCTGAGTCTGGTTGCCCATGATTTCCATCATGTCCTGCTCGGTAACTTGCAGTAGCGCAGCCAGTGTCGGCGGAATAGCGGGTGGCTTAGTGTATCCAACCGGACCGGCAATCGCCTGCTGACCATTGGCGTCAGTGATTGGGTTTACCAGCAGGTAAGGGTAGTCAACCAAGTTGTCCTCTGACCACATCACCTGATGACCGGCGACCTGTTCGGGTAGCAGGATTGGTTTTTCAATGCTTGAGAGTGCTGAGATCTCTGCGAGCTTGGATAGCTGCATGTTCTTCAGACGCTGCGCGTCCTTGGCTAAACGAACGTGGCCCATACATCTTTCGACGTTGTCGATGTACCATCTCTTTCCAAAGGTCGGAATGATTGGGATGCACTTGCCAGCAATGTAGCCGCAGTCCTCAAGGATCTTAGCGCCAGACATAACGTACTTGTGAACCTTTTTCTTCTTGACGCGCTTCTGACGAATCTCGCGGGTTCCAACTGCTGCGAGCATTTCTTCTAGCTGCTCGTCCTCTTTGAAGTCGTAGGTGGTGTACCGCTCTTCGGATCCGTCCAAGGTCTCAAAGATTCTGACCGTCTCGCTGATCGTCTCGACTTTGTAATACTCGGCAACGTAAACAACGTCAGGGGTCAGCCAGTCGAACTCTGATTGGTGAACCGTCTTGGGCCAGCTTGCCGGGTCATCACCATAGGTCTCGATGTATGATTCATACGTCATCGCGCTGATCACGAAACATTCAGTGGCATCGGCCTTGTCTTGGCGCTTGGCGTTCAGGTCAAAGAATACTGAGGTGTCGGCATCGTAGATCGGCTCCATTCTGATTCTTTGCCGGTCGTCTTCGTCGTTCTCCTCGTCCTCGTAACAGGCTCTCAGCCTCCACGCACCAAAGCCACCACCCACGGCCTCCTCGAAAGCATTATCGTAAGCTTCGTTAGCGGTTGAGTCCTTCTCGTCCGCCCGGTACAGGCCATCACAGACCTCAGCCAACTTGTCGTTGGGCTGCCCGTCCTTGCTTGTGAAGTCAACGGTGACCCGGTTGTTCCGGTACTCGTTGATGATCCGAATGACACTCAGCGCAATCTTGTTGACCTCAAGCTTCGGCTTGTTTTCAAACTGGCTGCTCAGTGGTCCTTCCCACTGGGCACCGTTGATGCTGTAAAATCTGCGGTCCTGCAAGCACTGTAAACGCTCGTCACGCAGGGCAGACTGGATGGTGTTAAAAGATTTGAGTGCGTCAGCGTGTACGTTCGATAGCCGCTGATCAGTTGTCATTCGAGCCATAGTAAGTCCTCGGTTGTCAACCCATTATCTACCATCGGTGAGCGGATGCCAATGGGGTGAAATCGGGTTGTTTTTTGGGCGCAATTCTGCGAGCTGACTCGCAGGCGTATCTGAGTGCGTCGATGACATGATTGTGCTTGTCTTCAAGAATTGGGACGATCTCGCTGGTCAACTGGTCGGTCTTGTAAGAATACGTCATCAGCTCGTCTATTGTTCTGACGCAACGTGGATGAACGATCAGGTCAAATGATTTCAGGAACTCAATTCCTTCCTCAACGCTCTTAGCGCCCTTCACGGCTCCTCGAATCTTAGGGAACCCATTCCTTTGCATGTAGCTAATCGTCTCGGGGCGGGCGCTGTCGGCAACGATGGGCCACTTTTCGCTATCTGGTACGCCAAGAAACAACTCTGGCGTCCGGTCGATCTCGCAGCCAACCTCATACGCCTCGTAGTCGATAAATAATTTACGGTCACGGATAAAGCAGCGGACCAATACGGTTGGGTCAATCGCAAAGCCCCAGTCAGCTCCGAGCCTGAACGTCTCGTCATCGTCGGCCTCAAACTCCTCAATTGTCCAGTTCTTGAACACAGCCGCCTGACTGTTACGAATGTAGTCGCCCTCCCAGACATGCAGAAACTTGTCTGGGTCACGGTTCCGGTCATACAGCATCTCATCACGCAAAACGTCAGGAAACCACGGATTGTCTTGATGATTAACCCTGATAACAGTCGCATCGGTCGGAGGCTTGTCGCCGCGCAGCAGTTGGT